TCTGTGTAAGACTTCAGATATCCACTGGCTGTATCAACCTTGGTGCTTACTACTCCACTAGCTCCAGTTATAGAAGCGTAAAGATTTCCGCTAACAGAAACCGTGTATCCGCTTAAAGAAGTTATTTGTCCGCTTAGGTAATTTCCGGTGGATTCTAATCTAGTAGACAATGTGCCGCTTACTGTATCTGAATATGCATTTGCTGCAATACCAGTATTTAAAATAGTAGTATTTAAAACTCCAGAAACAGAATTAATTAAAGAATTCAAAGTTCCTGTGGCTGAGTTTAGTTCAGCTTGGTCTAAGTACCCAGAAGGATTAGTAGTCAATGGGTAATAATTCTCGTCGCCCACCTCTACGATGAACCCAGAGAACTCTACCTGATCTACCTGCTTTCTCCTAATCAAATTAGCCATGCTATTATAATGTTACACTAAAACATCACTGGAGTAAATGTAAATGTATTATTTTCTACAGTTTGTTTCATTATATCGTTATAACATTTGACTCCCCAATTAGCCAACATAAATGCCGAGTAGTTATCCTTTCTTGCTCTTGTAGCAGAAGAGCCTCTCTTTAAATGCTGTGGCAGATCAAAGTTTTGCATTCCTCTAGAAGTGGTAGTGTATTCTACTAGAGCACATTGCTTTTTCGTTTGATAAATAAAGTCGTCTTGATTTTCTATAAAATCTAAGTTAGTCCAGTCAGCCTTGTCTCCAGTAAATATCAAATCTTTTGGTAAAGTTGTGCCTATGATATTGTCAAAGAACTTATCGTTAGAGCAAGTCCTAGAAGCGAACAAAACTTTCTTGTAATCTATGCATGCTTGTAGATATTCGTTTCCTTTTCTAATAAAGTCAGAAGTAAATACTTGATTAAATGCTATTCTATTGTCTGATAGATTGTATTGAGCTTTAGCATTCCGCAATTGCATCTCTTGATCTGGTCCTTCTGCATTTGCATCAAAATTTATGATCTTAATATTTATCTTTGCAGCCTTAAATATTTCTGATTGATTGCATGTATCAATAAAAATGTCTGCGCCAGCATTATCTAAAGTTATCATAACAACATCGAAATGAGTCATGATGTAATTAAAATATTTAACGTGATTATTCAAGTTCCCTAAGCCAGCGTAGGTGTGTACAAGAATGCCAACTCCAGTATCTTCGTCCAACTCCATAACAGCTATAGCAAAATAGTCTGCATTTGGAGAGTCGCTCATGTTTGGATCTATTCCTACTATATATTTTTTACCGGGCGTTCCTTTGACAAGAGTATGAGGGTATTCGTCCTTCAAAGTACACTCTTCCATTTTCTTTGCGCTGAAATAGCTGTCTGAACCATCAGTAAATTGAGCGCAATACTCTCTAAGAAATGCCGAGTGCGAAGTGCCACCGCTTTGAGCTTCTTCAATAATTGTTTTGTCTATCATCTCTGGCGGCAAAGCTTCATACCCTAACTGAGAAACAAAATAAGTAGAATCTTCTCTCTCTGGAGATGTTATTTTTGTTACCCATTCCTGATAAGTCTTATAAAGATTCTCGAAAGTATAACTAGCAGAAGACAAGGCTATCATTTTCGAGTTATTCACGAACACCATTCTCTCTTCTTCTTTCATCTTGCCCTCTTTGATGAGCAAGTCTTCCATTTCGCGCACATCAATACGCCTTTTCATGTCTTGCGGAGCGACAAGGAATGGCATCAATACGTTTTTAATAATTTCTTCTGGCAAAAGCAAAAACTCATCAAGAACCAGAATGTTCGCACGGAAACCACGAATCTTTTCGCCGCTTAGAGGGATGGCTCTGATAGACCCGCCATTAATATCCCATTCATAAAGGTCATTTCTTTTGCTCTTAGCGCCGAAAGCTTGGAGCAGCAACTCCGCGCCTTTGCTTTCGCTCATTTTTTCTATATTATTAAAGATAGCTCTAGCTGTACGAAAGGTGGGACCAGCTATGAGAATCTTTGTGTTAGGCTCGAAGACGCATTGCAATACGCAATACACACTAGCTATGAATGACTTAGCGCAACCACGACCCCAAACGCACATAGAGAAGTTTCTATTGAACATTCCCTTAAGAGTTATCTCTTGATATGGCGACAGCTTAATGCCAGTTAACAAATAAGTCGTAAAATATAAATTTTGACGCAGAAATTTACAAAGAGTTATCTTAGCTTCTTTATCTTCTAGCTCTCCCTGAAGCTGCTTATAAATCTCATTGTAGTTTTCTGTTTTCTTTTTATATTTTGTTGTTTCGTGCCACATATTACAGTAGTTTTAAATCGTACATTAATTGTAAGTCGTATTTTTTATATTCTCCTTTACTAAAAAATACCTTTTTCATTATTCTAACGCATTCTTCTCTACCATCTACAAACAAAAATTGTACATTGGAATATTTTTGAATTAGCTCTCTTACATTAAAGAAAACAAACTCTGGAGTGACTTTGATTTTCTTAGATACATAATTGAGATATTGAAAGCTCAAACACTCTTGCAGAGGACGCTCTACTAATACTATTAGATTTGCTTCTGCTGCCACAGAACGCTCTATCTCGCGGCAAAATCTCTCGTATCCACCGCTCATGGTGCCGATAAAATCAGAGATTGATTTTCTTTCGATATAGCATTTGTTTTCTGGGTCGTTGATAGCGTAGTCTCCAAACTTTAAGCCTTTGACTTCTGTGGGATAATCAATAACCAGAGGCATTTGCTCTCTAGTATCAATAAATATTTTAAATCCATCAATTATAGAAGATTTGAGCTCTTCTTTTGGATATTCATATTTGTTTTTGAGCCCAATCTCGCCACAAAGCCCATAGTAATCCAAGAAAAGCTTGTGATAATAAGGAACAGGGGGGCTAGTAATAGAGCGAAGCTCAACTTCAGTAGGCGCATAAGTTAAGTTGTGTTTTTCTTTTCTTTGGACTAAGAATTTTTTTAAATAAGACTTCTGGGCGCTAGAATCTTGCTGACTCAGCCATTTTTTCATGGAGTTTTTATTATTGAAGTCGTTGGAAAAATAATAATCTTTATTTTTAAAGTTTATTAATTCTCCAGTAAGCAAATCTCGTCTCGGTTCGTGAGTTTGGTAGTATTCTACCATTCTCAACTTGTGAGATTTGAGATGCCCATGAAAAGACTTGTCTGTTTCGAATTCTAAATTACAAATTTTACATTTAACCATCTAAAACTTCCTCCTCTGTCAAACCAAAAATTCTGGCTTTAACATCATCCATAGATGATAAGCGGCCAACCTCTCCTTTTAAAATTTCTCTTCTCATATCTGCCATCTTTATCATTTCTTTTCTTGTGTCTTCGTCTTTCCACATTTGCACAAGGTTAAGAATAGATGCATTTTCCTTAACTAGATTGGAAAGTCTTTCGCTTCTCTTTACTTTGAGGTCATTCAGGAGTTTTTGCTGACGAGTCACGCACTGATTGTACTCTGTACGAGCAGAAGTCACGGCTTCTATCAAAGGCATTGGAATTCTATTGCCAGATGACATTTCTATGTCAATTTGTTCTTGTAGCGTTTGAATTGTGCGCTGAATATTTGAAGAAATTACAACTTCTGTAGCTAATATTATATATTGGTCTACTTCTTCTTGAGTCAAATCAGATTTATCATAAGCGTATCTGATAAAACTGCTCTCGAAAAGCTCTCTATCTTGGCTTGTGACATAAGTACCAATTTGATGCAAAAATCTATAAGTATGAAGATAAGAAATGAGAGAACCAAGATCTTTTTTTTGCTTAGCTGTAAGCTTGTCCTTATCCATTCCATTTAAAACGTACTTATTAACTCTTACAAGAGCTCGTTCTAAATTTTTGGGTGGCTTATAGTCGCCTTGATCATCTTCTCTGTCTGATGTATTAGATTGGATTTGTTTAGGAAGAGAATCTAAATACTCTTGGATGCTTCGAGCTTCTATAGAAAGATTATTTAAGCCATAGTTATTAAAAAGATCTCTAGCCAAGTCTACCGCACTCATTGAGGAGGCGTTGTTAGTGATATAATCCTTCTGTTCTTGCGTGAAATCAATTCTGTCTTTGGGAGTATATTCGCTCTTGGTCTTTACTTTGAGTTCTCTTGAAGCTAAAAAGTTTTTGACAGCTTTGCCATATTTGCTGCGGCCATCAATATTAGGAATGTCTGGAAAAACAATTTGCGTTAGCTCTTGCAGGCTCGGAGGATTGTCCTTGCGGTCATTCCAAGTCTTAATTATCAAGTCTTTCTGTTCTTGAGAGAGATCTATTTCGTTCATATGTCTATTTCTCCGTTATTCAGGCATTCTTTGGCTTTTTTAATTATAGCTTTTTGAATATTTCTGAGTTGCTTGTTGTAAGTAGTCTTAGCTTTCTTATCGTATTTAAAATCTAAATGTTTGCAAACATACTCTTCTGTTTTATTCTGAATATATAATAGATCATACACTTTCCACTCTATTGGCTTGAGTATTTTCTTCATTTTTTCGTGAAGACTCACAGCCGCTTTCTGAATGTTGCATTCTGTAGATAGCTGATTATTTATTTCGTGGGAGTGGTCTTCCACAGAGACAGTCATTTTTAAATCGTAGGCGTTCTTTTTTGTTTTTACCCAGTTATTGAATAGTGGGCATCCTTTGTCCTGCTTACCGTAAATTTTACATTCGTTTTCGCCCATAGCTGCGGCGCATTTCAAGCAAGGCCGCGCATAATTTCCGTAATTGTTTCTAATTAAATTTTTTATCTGATTGGATATGATGCGATTTACCCAAGGAAGGATAGGCTTATGATCATCATAGAGGTTCCATTTTTTGTATATGTGGAATCTTATGATTTGCGAGACATCTTCAAAGTCAATCCAGTTAAGAGCAGAGAGTGTCCATTTGTTTTTCCTCTTTGCTATTTCTGTATTAATTAAGTTAATGTAGTTTTCAAACTTTAGTTTATTCTTCTTCATTCATGGATTGACGAGAAGGATAATATCCAGCTTCTCGTTTGAAATTCTCTAAAGCTTCTTGTTTATTAAATCCTTGAGCTCTAAAGTTCGTTTCTTCTGAACTTTGTCCATTATGAGTGCCCATTAAACTGTCTAATTTTGCTCCTTTATTGCTTCTTACATCAATATCAAAGTCCAACTTAGAAATGTTTGGCACTCTTTCTACTGAAATTTCCTCTTCTTCCTCTACTTGTGTAATCTTTGTAACAGGCTTGGTGATTTTAGGAGCATGAGAGGACGCGATTGAAAAACCTGAGCCGCAGCCTGAACAAAATTTTGGTTTATCAAAAGAATATTCAGTGCCGTTACCACATTTTTGACAGTAGATCTTCATATTAAAGATTATACACTATATGCCTAAAAAAACCACTAAAAATTTCAAATTTAAAACAGATAAAGGCATAGAATACTCTGTTAATAAAGTCAAAATCCCAGCGAGGGATAAGGCTGAGGGTCTTTGCGACTCCCCTGACAATGAATGCCCTCAAATATTTATAGAAACATCCCTCTTGCCTAGAAGAGAGATGTCTGTTACTATTGAAGAATTCGCTCATGCGTTTTTTTGGGACAAATCAGAGAAGAATGTGCGTAAGTTTGCAGCAGTTTTAACAAAATATTTATACGCGAACGGTTGGAGAAAGAGCCTTTAGCTTCTTTACCATGAATTTGACTAGATCGCTTCTCTTGATGTCGTCTTCGGTGAAGTGAAAGGAGTAGATTCCCTTTTCTTTGCTCTCATCATCACCAAAAATAGCTTGTAACTTCTCAAAGC